GGTTAGTTGGTGGCGATAGCAGTGCGGGCGGCCTCCACCAGCTTGGGGATGCAACCGCCGAAGCGGCGTTCGGCGGCAAGGATAGCGTGGGCTTCGTCCAGCTGGCGGGCGCGGGCTTCCGAGACTTCCATCGGCTCCCACGAGGCAACGCCGTAGTCCGTCATCTGGGCCAGAACCTTCTCCATGCGCTCGGCGCTGGGCAGCGTCATCTTGCGGGCTTCTTCCAGAGTGTCCGTGGCGAAGAACTCGCCGCTCAAAACATCGGTGCGAACCAGGAACGCGTTGCCGCTCAGGAAGCCGCGTCCCGTGTAGAGCACAAACTGCGTCTTAGTCTTCATGGTCTCTTACCTCTTAGTGGGCGGTAGGGGGGTTAGGCGTTGCAGAACAGGGACCAGACGCGCAATCCCTTAAAGCGGCATTCTTGCGCGTGGGCCACGGCTTCTGCGCGGGTAGCAAAAGAGACCTTCTTTTTGTCGCTGGTTTCAACCGTCCAAGTTTCGTTTTTCATGGCGTTCCTCGCTTCGTTTGGGGCTGCCCTGTGCAACCCCCATGAATGAATTATAATCGGAATCGTAATTTGGTGCAAGAAAATAATTAGTTATTTTTATCAATAAAACATTGGGTTTCCTGATAGGCTCTAAAAATAGTTTCCCCTATAAAACGAGGGCCTAGGAAGGCAATACAGCCCTTAAAATCCGTTGGCAGGGGGATTCTACCCTATTTCTGGAAAGGTCGGTTTTGGGCCCTGGCAAGCCCTAGGACCAATCCAAGGCACTAGGACACGCCACAGGCTAGAGGATTTAGAATACATTTGGCTAGGGGCCTTGTCATTTACGCTAGTGGGAGGGTTGGACTCCCAAAATCGCGCAAGCAACCTAAGAGCGCCCATAAAAGTGTATGGGTGCCCGAACTTTCGCTTGGACAATTCTCTAATCTGTGATAGAAAGGGATTAGCCGAAGATGCGCGTTCGAGTCGCGTCCGTTTGCTGAGAAGCATAGCGGTAGCTTAACTTGGCAGAGCACGGCAATCGGGAGTTCCGGTTCGAGTCCGGCTAGTTCCTTGGAGCTAGTAGCTTAATCGGCAAAGCGCCCGCCTATAAAGTCCCTAGGTCCATCCCCGAGTGCTTGAAGCTTGAGCAACTAGGGCGACCAACTCGTTTCAAGCGGGGGTGAGCCTAGGGCGCAACTTAGAGGCGCAAGCCGTGACCTACACGACTAACCTTGGATACTTCAAGAGGCGCAGGCAGGCTTTTAAGAAGTGGAAGCGTTTTGCCAAGAGCCGAAAACTAAGGGTCGAGACCGAAAGCACGATGATGCAGTTTAGCACAAACGAGCCGCCAGAGATATTCAGACCGCTTCGGCGCATCACGGTCACAGATATCCGGCTGGACACTTAGAGGCAGACTTGAAGAGCAAGAAGAAGAAAACAAACGCCTACGCTAAGGCTAAGGCAATCCGAGACAAGAAGAAAAAGACCAGCGCTTACTGCTAGTCCTTTTTATTTGCTGACAGTGTAGCTTAACTTGAGAGTGTAGCCGTGAAGCTAAGGAAGCCAGGGCCAGAACCAACGTATCCTTGGCCCACACTTCACAAAGAATGGGAAGCAAGTCCGCAGACGCTAAGAGCATTTTGCGCCGAAAGAAACTTGCCCTACGAATACACCTCGAAGCAGTTTACCAAGATAGACAAGGAACAAAACGCAGACGCGATAGAGAAAACAAAACATATCCTGGCACAGAGTTTACCTGGATTGGCTAGAGGCCTTGTCGAACTGTCAAGGGACGAGGACAAGCAAGTTAAACTCAAAGCAATTCTAGGCGGATTGGATAGAAGCGGATTTAGTCCGCAATCCGTGGCGATTCAGGTGAACAACACTACTAACACACAAGTCCTAATCGCGCCAATCTTTGCAGGACAAGGCGAAACAATTACAGAGAGCTTCTTAGGAGAGAAGATTGCCGACACAGAATCCAACGACTAAGCAGCAACAGGTCCTAGACTTCATCAAAGCATACATGGATGAACGAGGATACTCGCCTAGCCTAAGAGAGATTGGACAAGGGATAGGTGTGAGTGTCGGGACTATTCAGCGCTTCTTAAATGCGCTTGAGGTCCGAGGATTGCTGACGAGGAACGCAAACGAGGCTAGAAGCATTCAACTCAAGGGGAACAAGTGAGCAGCGAGGATGCAGAGTATTCCAAAGCGGTAGCTGCATTTAAGGTTAAGACGAAGCCCAAGGACCCGAACCAGTGGCGCAATGTCCCCAAGGGCTACACGGTTCCGGTGAGCTATCGAAAGTGGCTACGGATGAAAGAGCTTATGCCTTGGAAGCTAATCAAGGAAATCCACCGAGAGCGCATGGCGATTGCCAAGGAAAGGGAAATCCACAAGATGCGAGAACGCCAGATTGAAAGCCTGACCCAAGCCTTAATCAAGGATGTAGCATGAGCCGTCCTATCGGACCCAAGAAAGCCGCAGCCTTAGTCCAGCTAGAGGCAATGAGGAAGCTAAACCTTCCCGACGATGAAATCCGCATGAAGCTGATTGAGTCGGGATTGACCAAGGCGCAGGCGCTAGAGCTAGTCCCTAAGCCAGAGGAAGCCAAGACCGAGGCCAAGCAGATGCAGCCAGAGGCCAAGGAAGCCAACATCCAAGGCGCTGTCCACTTCCTAGAGACAATCGCGCAACGATTAAAGCCTGAGTTCTGCAATCGCTATCCTGACTTGGTGAGCGTGAAGAATGACAGCCTGACTTGGGCTAGGAAGCTTAAGGGGGTTCTGTGAGCCAACTAAACCAAGACTACGTTACCAAGTGGGTCGAATGGTTCCTAGTCGAGCAGGACAAGCAAGGGATGGAGCGTGAGGTCAGGGACAGCCTAGAGCAATGCTTGGGGATGTTCTTCGCCAGCCAATCAGCCTTTGAGCTTCACACAAAGAACGTGAAGGCTAAGCCCAAGCTGATACTGAATAGCAGGGGGGAGTGATGGGACGTCCTAAAGGAAGCAAGAACAAGCCAAAGGTTACGATTGGCGAGAGCGTTGCGGATACAACCGTAAGCACATCGAGCAACAAACCCAAGCGGACCCGCAAGCCGAAGGAAGCCGAGCCGACCGACAAGGCAGCTTTGAAGGCTCTAATGAATGCGCCTATCTCGCCAGCCGAGCTTAAGCAGCTACGGGCCGAGGCTATGGAAAACGCGGCTAAGGTCACTGACCCTCAAAGCGTGGTCAACCGAGCTATCGAGGAGGTCATCAAGCCTAACTGGATGGTCACACAACAGGACGGGGCAGGGCTCAAGCACTTCCTAGTCAACGCTCAAAGGCATGGCGAGACGGTGAGCATGGACAAGGAGAAGTGGGACTTCGGCCTCAAGCAAGCTGGAATCCGTGGACAGTTGACGGCTAGTAAGCCAGAGGCAGGACAGGACCTAGAGGCAAAGACGGTGAACCGTTGGCGGGTGATGATTGGATGAGGTGCGCCCTTTAATCGACAAGCTCAACCCCGTCCAGGAGGAGTTCTGGAAGGCTAAGGAAACTTTTGTCGGCCTATATGGAGGAATTGGCAATGGCAAGACTACGATTGCTGTGCTCAAGGGCATGGCTCTGTCTGACACGTTCCCTGGAAACGTTGGGGTCGTAGGACGTCTGACTTACCAGGAATTGATTGATACCACGCAGAAAGAGTTTTTAAACTTTGTGAAGATTAGGAACGGCGGGAACCTTAAGGAAGGACCATACGTTAAGCGATTTCAGGAAGGTCCGCCAGCTACGCTCACTTTACAGAATGGTTCCGAGATTCGGTTCCGCTACGCAGACAACCCAGACGCAATCCTTGGAGCTAACTTAGGCTGGTTCTACATTGACCAAGCTGAGTTTGTTCCCGAGAAGGTCTATAGCGCCCTTGAAGGACGTTTACGTTTATGGGGACCAGAGAAGGTCGCCAAGTGTAAAGCTGACCACCTGAGACTTTATGGCAAGCCTTTACAGTTCACGCCTAGGGAGTATGGATTCATTACGGGCAATCCTGCGCCTGGATGGGTCTACAAGCGATACAAGCTGAACCCAAGCGGCAACTACAGGATGATTGAGGCCAGCACGGATGCTAACAAGGCCAACTTGCCAGCCGACTATTTGGAGCGTCTGAGGCAGACCAATAGCGCCGAGTGGGTGGCTAGGTTCTTGGACGGCGATTGGTCTGTGCGTAAGGGGCAGGTATACAAGGATTGGGACGAGAAGATTCATTGCATCCCTCAAATGAACATCCCCGCCCACTGGCCTAGGTTCCTTGGCTGGGACCACGGGCAGGTGCATCCTACGTCCGTAGCCTTTGTAGCCGTGGACGAAGACGGCAACTTAGTGCGATATAAAGAGTATCACAAGGTAGGGGCCATTCTGTCTGAACACGCAGAGGCCGTGAAAGCCATGTGTGTCGGAGACCCCGTTCGGCGGTCCGACGATGGCAAAGGCGTTGTGGTGTTTATGGACCCATCCACGAGTGGTCGCAAGAGCGGCATGGATGGGAGGAACTTTAAAGAGTTATACGCTGACTTAGGTATCTTTGGCATCAACGCCAATAACCAAGTCAACGCAGGCATCAGCAAGCTACAAGCGCTGATGAGGCCAGACCCAAATCACCGCTTCCCCAAATGGCATCCAAGAGCGGGAGAATTCGGGTCTCCTCACTTCTTTGTGATTGCAGAAGAATGTCCAGCATTCTGCCACGAGGTAGTTCTATACCGCTGGGAAGACCAGAGCAAGAAGCTACAGCAAGGCGAAGAAGACGAGTTTAAAGAGGTGCCGTTCAAGTATCTCGATGATGCGATGGACGCCACGCGCTACGTAGTCATGGCGGTCTTTGAACACGCCGAGCCAATTAAGAAAGAAGTCATCCCAACGTATCAAGAATGGGTGCTTCAAAAAGTATTAGACGATAGACCCACAGAGGACCCTGACTGGTGAATGACCTTTCTCCCGTTCAACCTGAAACAGAAGAAGATGACCAGTCTGAAGCTCCTGAGCAGATTGGCCCTATCTCCTATCCTCCTGGGCTTAGTTCTGATTGGCTGATTAAGAAGACCCAGCATCTAAACAACGGGCATAAAGAATGGTTTGAAAAAGACCTTCTCAACATCCAAGACAACTACAAGATTTACGAATTAAAGCAAGTGGCTGGGACGCTGCCTAATGGCACGACGATTCCTAGCACGACTTCTATTGTCGATACGATTACAAGTCGGATTGTCTCTAGCTTAGTTCCCCGCGAGAAGTTCGTTTCGGCTGTGGCTACGGACCCGCAGCTAAAGCTTGTTGGGGATGTGGACAAGCAGGAGCTAGTTTCTGACTTCATCAATGAGAGCTTGGTCAACGTCCCTGACTTCGCGGACAAGCTAGACGAGGCTTTCAAGACCCTACAGCTAGAGAACGTCACGTTTCTAGAATGTAAGTGGAGCATTGAGACCAAGGAAGAGTTAAAGCCAGTCCGAGGGATTGACCCGCTACTTCCTCCCGATGCGCCCCAGCCTATCGTTAGCATGGAACCTTCAAGCTACGAGATTGGCAAGCCTGACTTCACGCCTCTTTCAATGAGGATGTGCGCCTGGGACCCGCGAGTTAAGACCAAGGTGAGCGAAAGCCCTTGGTTCCGTAAACGCGAGATGGTTTCGATTAACGGCCTGTTTGCCATGCAGAAGGCTGGCATCATCCAAGACGTTGAGCAGATTGTTAAGAAGTCCAACAAGGCTATGACTCCAGAGAATCCGACCGACCCTGATGCGCGTCAGAGTCAGGCGGTGGATGGGAAACAACTTCCTGCTATCGGCTGGGACGATGGAGTTTGGGAGTTAGATACTTGGTGGGCTGACCTAGCTTGGAAGGACGAGGCTGGGGAGTATCAGACCGGAAAGTATGAGTTCTGGATTGTTGGTGGCGATACGGTTGTCAAGTTCCGCGACAACGTGCTTATTCCTCAACGCATCCCTGTCGTCACTGTCAAGAGTTCACGCAAGCCTGGGCAGATGTTGGCTCAAGGTCCGGTCGATGTAGTCAAGCAGATGCAGAAGGCCATGAACAACAACGTGGCGAACGTTGAGCAGCTAATTAAAAACTCTGCTTACAGTCCCACGTTCTACACGCCTTCCAGTGGGATTGACGGACGGCGCGTTAGCCTACAGAGCAACACACTTATCCCTGTGCTGGACATTAACGGCATCAAACGCTTCGAGCCTGCGGTCGAGGCCATTCAAGTCGTTGAGAAGTGGATTGAGTTCCTTATTAATCAGATGCGAGAGGCCACCGCAGCCAATGACCAGAGTCAGGGGATTCAGGGTGAGGGAGTTGACACTGCCACGGAAGCGCAGATTCTCGCTCAAGGCTCTAACACTCGGTTCGGCTACATCATCGAGGGGGTGAACGCCGCTACGTTTGCGGAAGGTCTTGCCCCTGAATTCCTGATGCTGTGGAAACAGTTTGGACAGCCTGGGCAGATGGTCGTCAAAGACGGCTCGAACGATGGCAAGGGCTATGAGGTTCAGCCGGAAGATTTACAGGGCTGCTACATCTTCAAGCCCGTCCTTGCTCAGAGCGCACAGGCCAAGATGCAGCGCTTTGCACAGATTAGCGGGATTATCGAAAAGATTGGGAACCTGCCCCCTGGGACGTTGGTGGACAAGCAAGGCAAGGTTAAGAAGCTGGACGTATACGGCACGCTGACGGATACCCTGCTTCCCTTGGCTGACTTGCAAGCGCGCGGGATGTTTATTGACGCGCCGATGCCTCCTCCGATGCCAATGGGTGCGCCTGCCCCTGGCCTTCCTGCGCCTGGTGGCCCTCCTATGGCCCCTGAACCCGCTCCGATGGATGGAATGCAATGACGCCTAGGACAGCGGACGAAGCTATCCAAGAGCTAGTCGAGAACCGTCAAGCTATCGTGGCCCTGTTTGAGTCGAAGGGCTGGGAGATTTGGCTCAAGTGGTCGGAATCGACCCTCGGAGCTATGAAAGATGCTTCCATCGCCGCCAAGACGGTCGAGGAACGAGAAGATGCACGCTACAAATACAACGCGCTCATGTATTTCAATCAGTTGCCTTTCTTTTTCAAGGCACAGATTGATAAGGCTTCCGCAGAGCAGGCCCCTACTGATTCCCAGTAGGCTACTTGCTAGGCAGAACGCGAGGTAAGAAATGGAAATTGAACAAGCTACACCAGAATACCAGGCCGAATTGGATTCAATGTCGGTCGAACAGCTAGAGCAACGAGTATCGCAAGAGGAAGGCGCAGCCCCTCCCCCGCAAGGTGAGGCTACTGGACAGCCCCAAGGCGAGATTCAGACTCAGCAAGCGCAAAAAGAGACGCCGAAAGAAGACGGACCGCCTAAGTGGTTCCAAGATTACGCCGAAAACATGAAGCGTGAGCTTGGTTCCTTCCGTTCCTTGGCATCTTTGAAGGACCAGCTCCCGAAATTGGTCCAGCAAGAGGCTCAGAGACAGTTAGCGGCGCTTCAACAGGCACAACAAAACGCAAATTTGAGCCCAGAGGACCAACAGGCTCAGGCGCAGCTTCAAGCGCAGCAAAAAGAATGGGAAAAGTTCGTCGATACTCGCTCAGATGCAAGGGCCAAGGCTCAGTTAGAGGCTCTTGCGGGTGATTATCTCCCGCTCTTGAACGAATTGAAGGAGCAGAAACAGCAGGAGCGGCTTCAAAGCTCTACTTTCGACCTAATCAAAGAGATTGTTCCCGAAGGCCACAAGGAAGCATGGGAAGAAGTCTTTGAAGGGGTCGCAAAAGACATTGAAGCTGGTAAAGCGGGGGCGATTGAGAAGTTTGACCGCCTTGCAGCCAATCCTAGCGAAATTGCTCTAGAGATTATCCGTTTGCAGCGCTCGAAGGTTCAAGGACAGGCACAGCAAGTCACTCAGCAACGGGCGAACGCTGGAAAGCAGGCTGCTCAGTCGGTTAAATCTACGGCTGTTCAGGCTGGCGGCAAAAAGTCCATCACTGAGATGACTCAAGCGGAACTGGACGCTATGCCGATTGCTGAACTTGAAGCTGCGATTCCTGAAGCTCGTTAGGTCCTAGGCTAAACCCCTAGGAGTTAATCATGGCAGCTACTACCACTAGTTCATTCACAGCCGCAGCCCAAACACTGTATCGCAAGAAGGCTTTTGACTTCTTGCGGAAGAATCTCTACTTCCACCAGAGCGGCCTGATGGAAAAGTTTGGTCGCAATCAGGGCCAGACCATCAGCACCTACCGTATCGACAACCTGAGCGCCGCGACTAGCGCCCTGGGTGAAGGCACGGCTCCTGCTGAAGTTCAGATGACCAGCACCCTGTTTACCGCCGTCCTGGCTCAGTATGGCAACTGGGTGAAGGTGACGGATATGCTGGAAGTGACGGGCCGTAGCAATGTGATGGAGCAGTTTAGCCGTCAGTTGGGCTACAACGGCGCTCTGAGCATTGACACGCTGACCTACAATGAATACCTGTCGGGCGCTACCGCGTTCTACAGCAACGGCACCAACAGCGGCACCTTCGCGGCTAACAGCTACTTCACCTCGAAGGACCTGCGCCGTCTGAGCAAGTTGTTCCGCGCTACCAACGTCCCTACGTTCGATGATGGCTTCTACTCGATGTATCTGCACCCCGATTGCGAGTTTGACGTCACCACGGATAACCTGTTTGGCAGCGTGACCGACTTGCAGAAGCGTGACGCGAATGACGTGAAGTGGAAGAACGTTGTCGGCACCTACGGCGGCTTCCGCGTCTACGTCACTTCGCTGATTGACAACACCGCGACCGTGAACAGCATCACGGGTGTGTATCAAAATCTGGCCGTTGGTTACGGGGCTTTGATGAATGTGGATGCGGACGGCTTGCCGTTCAACCTGTTCGTCAACCCTTCGAGCAACGTCACGATTTCTAACCCGCTGGCGCAGCTTGGCTCTATCGGCTGGAAGGCTACTTACGTTGCCAAGTATATCGGCACGGATGGCCCTCGCGCTTACAAAGCCTACGCTACCGCTTCGGAACCCTCGTAATCGGCATAACAACGGGGGTCTAGGAAACTAGGCCCCCTTCATTTCGGTGATGACATGGCAAAGAAGCAAGTTGAATCGGTTGAGACTGAGGCCCCTAGCGTTGCTCCTGACGTCAAGGCTCCTGAATACTCTCCGGCCCAGCTTTACAAGCAGGCGCAGCTTAAAGAGGCTGCGGCTAAACGTGATGCGAAGCGGGAAGAAGTGTTGGCTTCGGTTAAGCAGTTGGAAGATTTGGAAACGCTCGGCATCCGTGGTCGCTGGATTGTTTACACTGAAAAGAACGGTGTGAAGTCTCCGGCGGTCATTGTCAGCGAGAAATACAAGGAAGAGGACGGGAGCCTTGTTATCGGGGCTTTTGTGTTCTCTCCTAATGCGGCGGCTCCCTATCGCGTCGAAATCACTTTCTAAGAGGTAACAAATGGAACTGCAAAAAAAGACTCCCAGCACGTTCACTCCCCCCGCCAATGACGAAAGCCAGCCTTTGGGCGGCGATGCTGCTATGGGCGTTGGTTTCGCCAAGCTGACGATTGAACAGCGGCAGACGGGTGGCGGCAATGCCAACACCATGAGCGGCGTTAGCGGCGATAAGTAAATGGATGACGGGGCGGTTAGCTTTTCCTACTTCTACCGTGCTTTGCGGTCAATGAATCGTAACCTGTATATCAAGGTGAACGAACAGACTGTAACGCGCGGAACGATGGTCTATCTGGACATTAATCACCCAGACTGTGACCCCGTAACTGGACTGTGGGAAGTGATAGCCGTCCCGTCACCTGTTTTTTATCCGAAGATGCCAAAGCACGATACGGAGTTTGTAGACGAGCGGGGCGCTGTTAAGTGGGTGCGTGGCTGGTCTACGTTCTTCAAGGCTGTCTGCAAGATGACGGACCCGAATGGGAAGAAGATTCTTTCAAAGGATAAGGTCAAGGCGTGGTTTGACCGTCCTTTCGACAAGTTCAACAGCCGAGAATATCAAGCACAAGTTCGATACAAACGCGAACAGGGGCTACGTTTAGCGCGTCAGATGGCTGACAAGCGCTACATATTCGACCCGCGCGAAATGCCTTCTTACATGGGGGCCTAAATGCCTTCTACACTGACAGGCCAAAAGACTTTCTTGCAAGTCCAAGCTGAATTGGGAAGCCAGATTCTAGGCACCCAAGGCGGGACTTCGCCCTATTTCGATGCCAACACGCGCCCAACGTTGACCGAAGCGAAGCAAATGATTAACGATGCTTACCGCGAGTTGTGCAGCTATCGCCCTTGGTGGTTTCTGTATCAAGAGTTCACGTTCTCGACCGTGGTGGGTCAGACTACGCCTTATGACGTTGACCTGACGGCTGAACAGGTGCAATGGATGACGATTCCAGCGCGTCAGCTCAAGCTGTCCTGGATGGCTATGAGCGATTGGCGCGTTATCTTCCCTGGCGGGTATACGAACATGGCTAATATGCTGCCTACGTTCTATATCCCCGCGCCCCCTGACGCCACGACTAACGGTCTTCAATTCTACCTAGGCCCTGGTCCTGCGAACGATACCTACACCGTCCAATACGGTGCCAAGCTCCGCATTGCTAACATGAGCGCGGACGGTGACACGCCTCTTATCCGCCCCGAATGGCAGGACGTTTACATCCTGCTTGCCAAGGCTAAAATCTTCGATTGGCTTGGCGATATGACACGCTATCGGGAAACGCAAGCTCGTTACGAGGCGCGTTTGCAGCAGATGTGGAAGTTTGACCAAGAGACCGAGGAAAGCTCTTGGCGTATGCGGGATGCTTACAGCGAAATGGCTTACAGCCCCTACACGGACGTGAACCGCGCCCTATTCGTTCCCTTTGGTCGATAGATGCCTAAAGGATACCCTAAAGGTCGGTCGGTAAAGAAGTATGACTTCCTCGGCGGTGGTCTGGTCACTCGTCCAGACGACCGTTATGTTAATTTGCTCAATGATAAGGGGCACTTCTATAGTCCTTCGGAAACGAACGTCCAGTTCACAAAGATTGGGAGCATTCAGAAGCGTTTGGGATATGCCCAAGTCGGCTCGGACGTTCAGAGCGCTGTTTGGTATAGTCATACTTCGGTATTAAATGGATTTGTCGCTCCAACCATTGTCGATAATAAAACAATGGCTTTTTGTTATAAAATAACCGCAGCAAGCACCGCAAATATTGTGTCTGTGTATGCTAAGGTTTATGCGCTTTTACAGGGCGGCGGCGACGGTTTAAATCGCGGCTTAGTAAAAAATATCAGATGTGTCATTAAATCTGATTCTGCTGGCAATCCTGGGACAACGGTAGGGACGTCCAACGCTCTCACGGATGGTCTTGAGACCCAATATCAAGGGACTGTCCCGACTTTATTTTATTTCCCGACACCTGTAACGCTTACAAATGGTGTTGACTATTGGTTTTGCTTTCAGGGGGCAATTAGTTCTGGCGCTAACACGGCAGGGGCCTTAATTGGCGTATGGAATGACCAATCTGGCGGCACTCTCAAGATTACAAACGATTCTTATGCTACCTTTTCAAGCCAAACGGGGACTCCCAATCTAACTATCTACACATCTGCCAAGCCCGTCCTTGGCCTCTACGACTACCGCCCCCAATCTGGTGGCGTAGTAACGCAGTTCGTTATGACGGCTGTAAACGGGACGCTCTACTACGAGACAGGCTCGGCTTATACGTCCATTGCAACGGGTCTAGCCTCAAGCGCCAATAGCCTCTATGACTTCTCGACGCTAAAGAACCTCCTCTTTAGCTGCGACTACGCAACGTCCAACAATCAGGCATGGGACGGAGCGGCAAGTGCGACGATGGCGCATGGATACAGGCCAACTATGAGCGCAATGGCTCAAAGCGCTGGCGCTGGTCCTTTGTGGGACAGGGCGGGGCTTGTTAAGGTGATGCTGGTTACACAGCTACGCAGCGGGGGCTATCGTTGCTCGTCCGTCACGCCTGCAACTACGTCTAACCAGATTACGCTTGGCGCAAGGGGCAATAAAATTGACTTGTCTGGCATTGCCGTCAACTCGATTGCTACTCAATTCAGCTTCGATATTGCAGCGCTTGCGACAACGATTTACTGCACTGTGCCCGATGGGTCTATTTACTACAAAATCCCTGCGGCCTATCTTTCTGGCGCAATTAATCCAATCACAAACGTCACGGCTGGCACGAATAGCATCCTGCCCATGACAGACGCGCAGTTAATTGCGGGTGGCAGCTTTGAAAGCAATCTCGGCTATCCCCAAGGCTACGGCACAGGCCAGGTGGACACGCCCAAAGCCAAATACATGGAAGTGTTCCAGAATATGCTTGCCACGGCTGGCGACCCTAACAACCCGTCCCGCGTCTGGTTCTCGGAACAGTTTGCGCCCCAAGTGTGGGGCAACGGTGACAGCGGCACAGGCATTCAAGGGGACTATCTCGATATTGCCGTGGATGACGGCGAACAGGTGACGGGGCTAGCGGTCTCGGACGGTGCTTTACTGGTCGGGAAGCAATCGAGCATCTACCGCGTGGACTACACTGGCAATGCTTCGGATACCTGGGTTGTGCGAAAGGTTCACGGTCAGTTGGGAGTTCTGTCTAACTGGTCAATGCAGATTATCCCCGATGGGCTGTTCTTCCTGTCCAATCGTGGCCCCGCTATCTGCTACGGGACTTATTCGGACATTCTGCCCCAAACTCGTCTGATTCAAAACCTGTTCGACAACACAAGCGCAGAAAGCTTTAACCTCACCAGCATGATTTATGCCGTGGCCTGTAACGACACGACTCGTAATCAGGTCTTGATGACCATTTCTAGCCCTGGCGTGACGATTCGGGACCGTGTTCTAAGCTATGACTACGAACAAAAGATGTTTGGGCTCTATGATGGCTACCAAGCTAACTATCTCGCTATCATTGGCGACTCTAACGGCTTTCCTGTGCTGTGGAATGGGAATCTGTCGGGGCAGGTCTTCAAGCGGTCGGCTATCACGGATGCAACGCCTTACTTTGACAACGGCGCGGCTATCATTGTCAGCTATTCCACGCCCAATCTAGACTTTGGCGACCCTGCAAGCTGGGCTCAAGCGGATTTCCTTTACATTAACGGAAAGGTTCAATCAAGCGGGAATCTATACGTGGACTTGTTTGCTAACAACTCCACAACATCCTATCGGACTTTCCAGATTGACCAGACCCTAGCTCAATTCAGCATTGGGATTCCTGTTCGCCTTGGCTCAGTGATGCAGAACCTTAAACTTCGCTTCCGCTCCGTGGACTTTACGGGAGTCAGCGGGGTTGAGCTTCATTGGCTTCGCTTAGAGTTTAGCGAATCCAGCGGCACGAGGATGGGATGAGGGTTCAACTAGACACACCTAACCCAGCTATCCCCCAAGAAGAATTGGGAAAGATAGACACCAACAACGTCTTGAAGCTCCAGCAGACGATAAACAAGACTGGTGTAAATAGCACGTTGAACGTGGAAAGCACCACGGAGACAAACTTTACCAATGCCGCTCTAGCTACCGCGATTGTCGGCGGGAAACCGATGCAGGGCGTCATTACTAGCAGCGGTGGATTTTACAGAGTCTATTTCAAGTCAACGGTCCTAGTCCCTAACGGGGGGAATTTCTCGGCGGCTTTGCTCGTTGACAGCAAGATTGTCGACACGGCTGCGGGGGCTAACGGCGCGGCGGCTGATTTGAGAATCCCTGTGATGCTGGAATACAACGCTTCCCTGGGCGCTGGACGGCACAATCTAGAAGTCCAGGTAGCTATCAGTTCGGGAACGGCGAAACTAAGCTCGTCCAGCACTTACTCTAGACTCCAGGCGATTGAGACCGTTCTATGACCGAATGCACCTTTGGCGAGTTCTTTGACAACTGCAAAGACCGCCTGACCATGAACCAGATTAGAAACCTAGTCGGCTCTGCGAGTTACTTCAAGCTGGACCAGGGATATTGTGGGCTTCTAATCGAGCCTGACAGGGTTTGGGTCTCCATCCTGGTCGGCGGCATCCGAGATATTTGGAAGCTCCGCCAGGTGATGATGAACAAAGGCATGAAGGCTGTGGGATGGAAGTGCAGACCAGAAAGCCCGATGCACAAGATAGCCAAGTATTACGGGGCGCAGATTGAAGACAGCGGAGACACTTACCCCGATGGAATCATTGCCCTACGTTGTGTGATACATACACAACAAACGCAACGGGTCAAGAAAAGTTTAGTGTAAAGTCAAGCATTAACTTAGAATTGCAACGGAGGATTTATGGGCGACACAGCAAAAAACATTGACTGGAATCCGGCCAATTCTACCCTAGGCCAAACCTTTACGGGTGGCGGTGGTAGTGTGTTTAAAAGTGACGTCCTCGACCCTCGGCAATCCACGTTAGGCCAGTTCGCCCAAGGGAATTACGGCAACGCCCTGAATCAAACGGTGGGCGGGATTGGGAAAGGCTTAAAGGCTGGGTGGGATATTCAAGGCGGAGTTTTAAATCCCCTTGGCGGAATCAATGACGTTAGCGCGGGAGTAAGTGGAGCCCCGCAAGCAGAGAAGCGCCGTCAACAGGACCAGCAGAACCAAGCGGCTGATTACATGGGCGTTCAAAGAGACCAACAGGCCCAAGAAATGCAGCGCCAGCAGCAAGAGCAGCAAGCGGCGGCACAGAAAGCCCAGCAAGACAAGCTGAACCAATACAACCTGTCTCAACAGTCAATTGCCGATGAGGATGCGTTCACGAAAGCTCGTAACGCTGCTCGTAGGGCTCAAGGTCAAACACTTTTCGGCGCGTGGGGTTAAGTCATGGGCGACACACTAACTAAAGGCACTGGCACCCCGTGGGGGCCGATGGAATCGGGCCGTCCGTCTGTTCCTCAATACGAGCAGTATGACACCAACACCGCGCATTTCATGGACTCGCCCGAAGCCAAACAAGCTCTTGCTGAACTCGCTACGCAAGGCGGGGACGCACAACGTAATTATTTAGCTGGCGCTTCTAAGGCTCTAGGCTCTGGCACGATGAGCGGTTCAGCGGGTGGGCGTCTTGCCAATATCGCGGCTCTAGCTGAGAAGAACAAGAACACGGCTCTGACGCAGATTGCTGGACAGCAGATGGATGCTTACAACCGCGCCAAGCAGCTTCGCAATCAGCTTTTGCAAGGTCAATACGGCGCTGACATGAACGCCTACGGGCAAGAACAGCAAGGGCGCGGGGCTGCTATCGGTGGCCTGCTCGGTGGGCTTGCGAACCTCGGCGGCTCTTATCTCGGCAGCTTGGGCAAAGATGAACAAGTAGCTTCTCAGCCCCCTATTCGTAGGTATTAAAATGGCTGACTACGGCGCATGGCAAGGACTCGGTAACGCGCTTTCGATTGGTAGTGATGCGTTCTCAAGGGCGCGCGCTGCCAGGACTGCTGTTGAACGTCAAGCTGCTTTAGATGCTGAAGCCAAGTCCGAAAAGGAAAGGGCTAACGCAGAGCATACGCGCGAGTTTGACTTGACTTACAAGCTCAAGCAAGACGCGCTTGCGGCGCAAAAGGCGGCTAATGCTGCCAAGAACGGCGGGACGGGAGCGGATAGCGGGAAGCGTTTGCCTACGACTGGCATTAACGCGCAAGATTTGGCTAACTTCCCCACGGACCTGAAGAATCTAAAGAACCTTGCTCCGTCGATTGCGGCTAATGCTGATGTTGTCGGCCCTTGGGCTGGCCCCGCTAATGCTTTTGCGGCCAAGGTGCTCCCTGAATTTTTACAGCCGAAGAGCACGGAAAAATACAAGCAGCTTCAAGCCGACATGGACAACGTAAAGCAGGTCATTGGCAAGATTAAAGAAGGCGGCGTTCTCCGCAAAGAGGACGAGGACAAATACAACCGCATTCTTGCCCAAGTAAAAGACGACCCCAAGACCGCTCAATACAAGATTGGGCAAATCGCCAACGAAATGGCTTCCAAGTATAACGCGACAATTGACCTACTTGGAAAGCAGGGCTACAAAACGGCGGGGCTTGACAAGCAAGATGCTGGCGCGGCTGCAACCGATGATTTTAGTCAATTCTGGGGCGACTAGTGCCTAAGAAGTGGTCAGAGGTCGAAGCAAATCCTGCTTACCAGAGCCTAGCGCCTGAACAAAAGGCCAAGGCTCAAGAGCAGTATTTTAATCAAGTTGTGGCCCCTGCGGTCGGCCCCGACAAGGTTGAAGCTGCGCGGTCTCAATTCATGGCTAGGGCTAACAAGTCCCCCGTTCAATCAGAAGGCCCTGGGATTGGGCAACGCATGGCAGAAGGCGCATTAGCTGGCGCTGTTCCTGGCGTATCCACCTACAAAGCTATTAAGCAAAGCGGTCTGGGAACGGATGCGGCGGCGGCTTTGGGCGGTGACGTTGCTAACGTGGCAATGCTTGGATTGGCTGGCCCTGGGAAGCTATTGCAGCAAACGGCCCTAGGGGGAGCAATGGGCGCGGCTGGCGGGGCGTTGGCTCCCGTAGCCCAAAAAATGGGCGAGATGGGCAGGGGCGCGGCTGAATCTGTCTTTGGAACGGCGCAGGACAGCCCTAGCGTGGCGATGAATATGCTTCGTAATCTGCCTGGCACGATTGGGGAAACGGCTGGCGAGTTAATTCCTCAATTGGGGATTGCTGCGCTGACGGGGAAGATTGCGAAGGGATTAGCTAAGGGTCCAGCACCGTTGCCCGAAGCTGCTCAGACCTTGGCGCGGGAAGGTGGGCAACCGACAGCGGCAATGCGTGCAACAAATCCTTTGACCAAGAGCCTGCTTGGAACGGCAGAAGTTAGCGCCAGGACCAACCCGCTATTGGGTGGGAAGTTTGGCGCGATTGACGAAGCCAACGCTATGGCCTCAAAGACTGCGGCCCAAAAAATGTTTGGCGCTGACGTTACCGAACCAGGGATGAATGTCACGGCGGGGCGCGAGTTACAGACTTCCTTGGGAAACCTTGCGGACGAACGCGGGGCGCAATACCAAGGTGCCATTGACAAGATGGGCGCAAAGCTAGGCGGAGTCAAGGACGTTAAAACCGCCATTAAAAGCGCAAAGAGCCTAGGACCCTCAATGGCCCAAGCGATTGATTCCGTTAGCGGGGACGTTCTGCCTAGTGTGGCTTCCATGTTTGAGCCTTTGAAGGCCAAGCTTGCAAGCGGGAAGTTGACCCCGAAGCAGATTGAGCTTGAGCTTCAGGACTTGCGCCACAAGTTTGACGGGCAATTTGCATCCTTGAAGCAAACGGCCCCAGGGTCACACACTGCCTTGGACCGTAGCTTTGGGCAGGTCAACACAGCTATCAAGAATGCCTACTATGACGGGCTGAACCAAATCAGCAAAGGCATGGGCGATACTTTGCGCGAGGCTAAGGGAGATTACGCCGAATCCAGCCAAGCCATGAGCCCGTTGAGCAAGGCTTTGAGCTTTAAGGGCGGGAACGCTCCCGAAGCGGCGGCTTCTCAGCTAATGAGGGCTGGGACCGAAAGCCTTCAAGCCCTAAAAGACACGATGGCCCCCGAAGATTGGGCTAACACTCGCCAGCAGATTGCAAAGACCATCCTTGACCAAGCCAAGGGCAAGGAAGGTATTTCGGCGGCGAAGCTCAAGACCCTTATCAACGGGAACAAGAACATCCGCGACATTATCCCTGTTGTGTTTGGCGAGGGCACCGAATTGGGCGATATGAATGCCCTGGTCAAGCTGATGGAGACCGCAAAGCAGAACGAATTGGGTGTAGTCAATCCTAGCGGGACGTTCACACAGGGAGCTAAGATTGGGCAAGTGGGCGCTGCGCTGAATCCCGGCTTCTGGCCTCAATTGGCAGCTAAGACAGCCTTGGATGTTGGCTACACCTACGGCGCTGTTCCTGCTCAGAACGCTATCCGTGGCGTTCAATCGGCGGTGGCTCCCGTAGCTGGGAGGGTGGCAAGCCTTCCTGCCAATCAAGTAGTTTCAACAAGCGTCCTTGGCGCTTCCAGGGCACAGAATCCTGCGGACCGCGCAAGGAAACTCGCAAAGGTAGGGAAATAACATGTCATTCACCGACTGGTTCAAAAAGGCTAAAGAGGCCAAGGCTAAGAAAGAGAAGCCTAAGAATGAATACGGGAATCAAGGCTCTGGCTCTAAGGCATACGCCGAAGCCCAAGAAGCCCTGGACGAGGACGAAAAGAAAAAAGAGGGAGGCCAATATGCCTCTAACGACTAGCTCAAGGGAGGGCCAATGTATGCGAAAAAGCTAAAAGATTGGCTCTACCTAACCCCTAACCTTCTATCACTTGGAGATACACGAATGAAAAAGATTTTCCTTGCTCTCTTGATGGCCTTGGGTGTTCAAGCCCATGCCGTTGCTACGGATACCCCGACCCAAACGTTGACGCCGACCCCGACCTTCACCCCGACCCCCACGCGCACGAACACGCCTGTGAATGGTTTGGACGGTTCAAAGGGCCGCATTGTAATTCAGGCTCCGCAGTTCACGCTTTCGGATGGTGTTACTCGCCCCGTCACGACTCCCGTGGCTGGCTCGACTAGCATTTGGCTGGCTCAGACCTTGAGCGCGACCTGTGCTGTTTTCTCCACGAATACCGCTTCGGCTCGAATTCAGTTTACGGTTCCGGCTGATTATATGCGCGGCGGTTCTTTGTGGCTGTATGGGTACGACAGCGTGACGTATAGCACCACCGTTGTGATGCAAGCTGATTTGTCGCGCATGAGCATTGGCTCGTTGACTTCGACTGCCAATGTTTATGTTGGTTTGACTACTAACGTCCAGACCCAGTTCACTGGGCGATTGAACAACGCGCGTTTCAACCGCACCTGGGTTCCTCTGAGCGGGACGGTTGGGACTTCTGGAGTGTTGAAGCCTGGTGACATGATTAACGTGTTGATTCAGCGTTCGGGCGCGGTGGGAGACTTGAACGTCTTTGCTGCCGAGTTTGAATACAACGTCAACTATCCCTATCGTCCGTAGTGTTTGCAAGCTAACTCAAGGCTAACTTGAGTTAGCCCCTGACACTGCGATTCACTCTTAAGAGGTATACCATGTTTAAAGCTCTAATCTTGTCCTTGGCTCTGGCTTCTGGCCTTTGGGCTGGCGTAAACGACACGACTCCCGTGGACGTTGTGACTAACGGGCTGGGGGGCTCTTCTTACGGGTCTCTGACATATGCGCTTAATAACGCTTTGACGGGGACTAGCTCAAGCGCTATCGACCTAAGCGGAACGGCTGGCCTTTGGCTTACGTTGACTTCAACGGCTAGTTCTAAGGTCTTGGTCTACTTCTCAAACGCTAACGTGACTTACACGACCGGAGCAGTGCAGACTTATACTTTGACCAGCCCTGGCGTTTATCAAATTGAGCCCAAGAGCCGTTACGTCAGCTTTTACAACGCTGGGACCGTTGCGGGGACGCGAGTTAGCGCCTTCTATTACACAGTAGCCCCTGCTGCGGTCGCGGCTAACATCCCTAGCGGGTCGGGGCTGTCTATCACTGCTTCGCCTGTCTTTAACCCGCTTTCGTTCTCTACCTACGTTTGGCAGACTTACACGGCGACCACGCTCAATCTAACCACGGTTGCGGGTGTTTCGGTCCGTTGCACGATTTGCCTTAGCCCCTCGTTTGGTGGTGCTGGGATTCGGACTGTTTGGTCCACTAGCGCCACGGCCCCTAGCGATATTTACAGTGTCGGGCTTCCGATTGCTACGAGTGCTACGGGTCAATGCTTTGGGCCGTTTGCTCCTGGAACTATCTTCCACACTATCGGCAGCGGGTCATCTGCTGTCACTGGTCGTATTCAGGTTGACGGGGTTTACTAATGAAGTGGGCTTTCCTAATCATCCTACTTTGGGCGGGTGAGGCAAAAGCCCTCACCACACCCTCGGTTGACTCTGCTTGGATTGCCTCGGCTTCAAGTGCTGCCCAAGCTATCACCACTGCTTTCACCACTGGCAGCGGGGCTAATCGGTGTATGTTTGTTTTGGCTGGCAGCACAACGACACTTGGACACGGTGGGTATAACCAGATTTCCAGCGTGACTTTTAACGGGCAGGCTTTTACGTTCAAAGCTTTGACTTTTGCCGTGAACACTCTCTACATCGGCACAGAAGTCTGGTATCTGGTGAATCCCCCCGCTTCTACAACTGCAAACGTTGTCGTTACTTACTCAATCGCAGTAGGCGACCAGAACGGCTATGTCATGGGGCAGTATAAAGACGTAGACCAAACAAACCCTATTGGGGCGGTGGCGAAGATTGCCGTGACAGCTTCCCCTGCGACTGTAGCCTTTACTTCAACCTACCCTAGTTCCGCTTTGGTCTGCGGTGTGGATTGGTATGCGGGGAATACAAGCGGCGTTGGGGGCTCCGCAATTACGTTTAATGCTGGCCTGACTAAGCGCGCGGAAGTCTTCTTTGCTACCAGCGGCAATGACCAAGCGGTTGGAAATGCGGCGGCTACACAGGCAAGCGTTTCAAATACTTGGGGCACCCCTGGGACTTTCTCTGGAGCGGGGCAAATTGTGTTTGAGGTCGTCCCTGTCCAGCCGTTGCCAGCGGATAGCCTTTTGTCCCCCTATATGAACCCGTGCCAGCAACGGTCAAACTTTGTATCGCCTAAAGTGGGGTGCTTATGAAAACGGCGTTAATCTTTTACCTATTGGTTCAGGTGGCTCTTGGGCTTTGGGCGGTTGAGTCCAACACCTACGTAAGCGCTTCTTTATTCAAAAGACAGGAAGCGGCTGACGCTGCCAATCAGCGCCAAAAGAGACTAAGCCCCACTCGGACTAGCACCGCTTCTCCGACCCCAAATCTAAGGATGACCCCTAGCGCCACTGTGACCGCCACAACTACTCCGAAGGTTAAATGAGCCCTTCTAAGCCTGAAAGCGAAGAAACGGTAACGGACAAGTCACTAGGACATACTATCCGCTACTTATTCAGCCTGCTCAAAGACCCGAAGAATCTAGCAATCGCCGCCTTTGTGTTGAAGCTAGGCTATGACCAGGGGAAGCAATTTCAGGCCCCCAAGGATGAGTATTGGGGCAAGGACGAGATTCGCCAAATTATTAAGCAGGAAGTGGGACCGTTGCAGGCTGGGTTCAAGGCATATGTAAGGACTCTGCCTGATAGACAGCAAGTGATGGTTTTACGGGCAATGGCTTCGGAAGTGGACGCTAACAAGAAGGCTAACTAATGCCTACCTTTAGCAAGTCATCGGCTGAGAAGTTGGCGACCTGTGACGAGAGGCTTCAACGCCTCTTTAATGAAGTTATCAAATACACTGACTGCACCGTTGTTTGTGGAACGCGGAACAAAGAGGACCAGGACAAGGCTTACCAGGGCGGATTCAGCAAAGTTAAATGGCCTAACAGTCAACATAATTTTTTGCCTAGCCTAGCTGTGGACGTGGTGCCATTCCCGATAGATTGGTATGATGTAGAGCGCTTCCAAGCGTTCTCAATGTTGGTGCTTGACTGTGCCAATAAATTGGGGATAGAGGTCGAATGGGGCGGAAGCTGGACGCATGGCTTTGTTGACTACCCACACTGGCAGGTGAAGAAACTTGAAGACCC